AATGAACCTATCCATATATATTTATGTCCTATAAAAACAGCATTTATGAATCTACACAAACAAGACATATTTTTTCGGTTATAAAAAATAAAAATTTTTTTCTTTGTTTTTAGCCCAAAAATGAGGATATGATAAATTTTATTCAAAAAAAGGCTTAAATCCTGTCCTCTTTTGTACTATATATAGAGGGGCATATGTTTTTTGGAGGGGGGTAGGGGGGTGGTAATATATTGCAAAGCAATAGTAAAAGATAATAGTTATTAAATATATAACCCTTAACTTCCCAAATAAAGCAAAGCAACTCGGGAAGGACATAAGGGAATAGAATATAGATAAGTACTTAGATTAGTGGTAAAAGATATGGCTAAAAAACCTAGAAAGAGTGAAGGCTGGAAGAGGATAGGAGATAAGATAACAGATGTAGATATACACCCTCAATCTAAATTTGATACTAAATATGTGGAAATCATAGCTAAACTTAAGTCTATGGGATTCACATATCAGGATATAGCATATACTCTAGGAGTATCTACTACTGCAATACAAGGATGGATTAAGTCATATCCTGAAGTGAAAGCCGCCCTAGCGGACGGCAAAGAAAATGCAATAGCAAAACTAGTAGCTAAAAGCATTAGACTAGCTGCTGGATATGATTATGTTGAAGAGAATGAGAAATATGTAGTAAATAAGGAAACTGGGGAACAAGAACTTAAAGAAGTATCTAAATTTAAGAAGCATCAAGCCCCAAACCCTAAAATGCTAATGTTTCTATTATGCAACATGGACCCTGATAACTGGCGTTCTGAGCATAAAATTGAGGTAAACCACCTTGACCACGTTACTGTAAAGTTGGATGGCAATATAGCAAGGCAACAGATTGAGTCATTAGCTGGAAAACTGGTGGATAATACTAGGAAGAAAGTGGAATCACATGAAGTTGATAGACGACCCGAAGGCGTTTCTGGAGATAATACCAAGGACGATTCCTGATAATATCCAATTTAGGGTTGATTTACAGAATATCCTAGTTAAGGATGAGGGATTTCGTAAGACCTTTTTAGAGATGTGCCGGGTTCAACCTGAAATAGCTTTTGATTCAATATTTTGGACGTTTAACCCTAGAAACCCCGTGGGATATAGGAACTTACCATTTATATTAAGAAATAAACAAAGGACTGCTATTCAAGTACTTAAGGAATGTATTGATACAGGCCATGATGCGGGAATAAATAAGAGTCGAGATGAAGGTGCAACAGAAATTGTATGTAAACTATTCGCTCTATATTGGCTATTAGAGCCTGAAAGTATGTTTCTTGTAGGTAGTAGGAAAGAGGAATATGTCGATAGAGGCACGGAAATAAGTGATGGCAGGGTCAGTGGGGACCATAAATGTTTGTTCCATAAGATACTATACGCCATTGCTCATTTGCCGATATGGATGGTTCCAAGATATAAAAAGACCTACATGCACTTTGAGAATCTAGATAATGGGGCAGTAATAGATGGAGAATCAACCAACGAAAACTTTGGTGCAGGAGACCGCAGAACTGCTATACTCCTAGACGAATTTGGAAGAGTTGATTACAATCTTGCCAAAGACATCCGGGATACCATTAATGACACCACAGAATGTGCTATCTATTCCTCTACTCACTTCTACGGTGCTGGACACTCATTCAATAAAATAATTAAAAATAAGACGGTAAGAACAATAGTGTTGCCTTGGTATGAACATCCTGAAAAGAAGGCAGGGTTATATAAGTCTCCTGATATTAATATTATTGAATTGGTGGATATTGATTATTATCGGCATAGATGCCCGGAAGTATTTGATGAAATAGAACCTAATACCTTAATAGAATACAGTTCATTTGAAAAAAGGTGTCTATCCTTACCGGATAATATACAAAACAAACTAAAAGATATCCGATTTGTAGCAGATGGTTGTGAGACTATTCCGGGTGATTTAAGAAGTCCTTGGCATGATGCCCAAGAATTAAGGCGTACTGCCAGAGACTTGGCTATGAATATATGGATGTGCCCTAGTGGTGCGTCTGATATGTATTTTGATGCTACTGTTAATGACCGTATACGAAACTCCCATATGAAACCACCTACTGCTATGGGTGAACTTAAGATAGAGTTTGATCCTAAGGGGCTTATTAGAAAAAGCTATATTAAGTACAACCAAGGCAAGAATAGATTAAGGTGGTGGGGGGAGTTAATTAATAACCGACCCAGACAAGACCATAATTATATAATTGGTTCTGACATTTCATTAGGTACAGGGGCCAGTAATTCAGTAGCTATAGTGATGGATGTCAACACTAATGAAGAAGTAGGCAGTTGGGTATGTCCTGATACTACACCTGAAATATTTGCTGATACCGTAGTGGCATTAGCTAATTGGGTTGGTGGAAGCACTAAGCCTTATTTAATATGGGAAAATAATGGTGGACATGGTATAAATTTTGGTAAAAGAATTGTATCTCATCACAGATATAATCCAGTATACACTTCTGCTGTAGAAGATACTAAATACAGAACTAAGGGNAATAAATGGGGATGGAATAGTAANAGGGAAAGAAAAGATCATTTACTTGATACCCTACGTGTTGCTCTTAAAGAAGGATTAAAAACTACCAAGTCCCATAAGTATATTATAATACATGATGAAAATACTATAGATGAATTAGATGATTATGTGTTTTATGAATCTGGAGAAATTGGTAGTACTGAAACAGCAGACCAATCTTCTGGTGCCAGAACACGACATGGTGATAGAGTAATTGCTTTGGGTTTATGTCTATTAGGAACTAAAGAACAAAGAGTTGCTGCCCATAAGGAAAAGACTAAAGTAAGACCGGGATGTATGGCTTGGCGTATGAGACAAANCAAGCTGGAAAAAGAAAAAGAAAATGAAAATAGCCCTTGGCTGTTTTAATAAACAAGCAAGTTTAACAACTTGGTTATTTTAACACTGCGTATTATGTAATATACTGCGTAATATGTAATATATGGAAAGCAAATAATGGCAAAAACTAATTTTGTACAAAAGGCACAAAATAAGGTATCGGACTGGTACAAGAAAACTGAATCAATCNGCAATACCAGAATGAATATGCTACGCCATTATGCCAATGGGTATTATGATGGTGGGGAGCATAGACCATTAAAGCAGCCTCTAAATCTTATTGATAGGGGTGTACAGATTATTGCTCCTTTTTTGGTTAATAACAACCCAAGACCTATAATCTCTCCAAGATATGGTTTAAGTAATGGTAATGTACGTTCCTTTTCTTTAACTATGGAATTGGCTTTAACTCATTTATTTGGGGAAATAAAGTTATCACAAAAAACCCTACGTCCTGTAGTTATTGATTCCTTATTTGGTATGGGGATTACTAAAACAGGTACAATGAGTAAACATAGGGTAGAAATAGAAGGGGATACTTATGATGTAGGTCAGCCATATTGTGATAGAGTAGATTTTAATGACTACATTTGTGACATTACTGCAAGGAGTTGGGAAGAAGTAAAGTTGGAAGGCAACAAATATAGACTTCCTTTAGATTTTGTAATAGATTCCGGCTTATTTAAAAATTATGATAGCCTAGTACCACATGATTATACTAAACAAAGTACTGATCCTAAGTATATTGAAGCACAAGGGCAGATTATTGAAGAAGAGGAATTACATAGATCAGTAGAACTTATTGATTTGTATCTTCCAGAAGAGGACGTAGTTATTACGATACCCACAGAAGGAAGAGGGGGTAAGATACTACGAACAGTAAAATATGATGGTCCTGAAGGTGGCCCATATGATAAGTTGTTTTATAAGTATTTTCCTAATAGTATTATACCAATTCCTCCAGTATATATATGGTTGGACTTAAATAAAATAGCAAATGAAATTGCCAGCAAGATGGCATATAATACTACAAGAGAAAAAACTTTAGCTGTTTATGATAAAAATGATAATGAAGATGCTGAGGTATTTAAAAATGCTAAACATGGTGACTGGGTTGGTGTAACTAATCCTCAAGCTGTTAGTGATATTACTTTTGGTGGTTTTGATGCTAAGAGCATGGATTTTTTGCAGTACCTAGAGCAACAGTATGCTATATCATATAGCAATCTTTATGGAATTGGTGGTAAAGGAGCACAAGCTGATACATTAGGTCAGGAACAGATGCTTCAAACCAATGCTACCAGATCATTAGATGATATGATAGATCAGTTCCATAATTTTACTAGGAATGTAGTAAAGAAGTTGGCATGGTATGTATGGACTGATCCCATGATACAAGTGCCAATGGTTAAGAGGATACATGGATTTGATGTCCCAGTATTATATAGTGATGAAACTAAAGAAGGTGACTTCTTAGATTACACTTTTGATATTGATGTGTATTCAATGTCAAGACAAAGCCCTGATATGCAGTACCAGAAGTTAATGCAGTTGGTACAGGGGGTAGTTTTGCCCTTAGCACCATTAGCTGCACAACAGGGTTGTATACCAGATGTTACAGCATTAACCAAACAATTTGCTAAATACTTGGGGGTCAATAATGTAGAGGATTGGTGGAGAACTGTAGTTCCTCAAAGTGAATCACCTAATCCATATGAACCTACACAAGGCATAGCAAGTCCCCCTAAAAGTAATGAAGG